AAGCAAAGGTAATATTCTTGGCTGATCATATTGAAGAAATGGAAGCTGACAGCATCCCGGAACATCCTCCTGGCATGCTGCGATTTGATGTTGAAATGAATAGAGAGGGTGATGTCATTAATGTCCACCGCCGTAGCGTGGAATATTCAATAAATTATGATTGGGTACCATATAGTGATGGTGTAAGAGTGGTTTTTAAAACGTGGGCGAAAGATGAAAAGCATGCCATAAAAATTGCAAACGAGCGCCGGGTTGCGCTATTGGCTACCGATCAATGGACAACCGATTGGAACGTATGGAAAAAGGCATATTCTGGTAACCATATAAAATAAAATAAAATAAAAAACGTGACACTTTTGGCATAAATGTCACAACCCATCCGGTAAAACTATGCGCCATACATAAGCCCTCTCCTCAATCCTCTCCCGCAAGCGGGCGAGGAGGCGAACGAGAAGAGCACTTTGTTTTTACGAGGCGCGCATGGCATTTACCCAAACCCAGCTTGATGCAATAGAAACAGCAATCGCCAGCGGCGAACTGCGCATCATGTTTGATGGGCGCGAAGTCATTTATCGTTCAATCGACGACCTGCTCAAAGCCCGCGACACCATCAAGGCATCGTTGCAAGCCTCCGGCGCCATCTCTGCCGTCACCCGCACCTCCTACGCCAGCCGGGGCAGAAATTGAGTGCTCTCGACAAAGTCATCGGCTACATCAGCCCCTCCGCCGGGCTGCAACGCGCCCGCGCCCGTGCCGCTTTAAGTCTGGTAGAGCGCAGTTATGACGGTGCGAAAACAGGCCGCCGCACCAGCGGCTGGACCACCGGCGGCACCTCGGCAAACTCTGAAATCGCCCCGGCGCTCACCCTGCTGCGCAATCGCTCGCGCGACCTGGTGCGCAATAATCCCTACGCCGCGAAGGCGATCAATTCCCTGGTATCCAACGCCATCGGCACCGGTATCACCCCCACTCTGTCGGATGGTCAAGACCTATGGAAAAAATGGGCCACCGAATGCGATGCCGATGGTCAACTTGACCTCTATGGCCTACAAATGCTCGCCGCCCGTACCATCCGCGAATCGGGCGAATGCCTGGTGCGCCTGCGCTACCGCCTGCCCAGCGATGGCCTTAGCGTGCCGCTGCAGTTGCAGGTGCTGGAGCCGGACTACCTCGATAATTTAAAATATGAAAACCTGCCAAATGGCGGCTGGATACAGCACGGCATTGAATATGACGCCATTGGCCGCCGTGCCGCCTATTGGCTCTACAAACAACACCCCGGCGAGCTCGCCCCCAATCTGAACGGCCTGCTGTCCTACCGCGTGCCCGCAACGGATGTGCTGCACATCTACGAAAAAACCCGCCCCGGCCAATCGCGCGGCGTGCCCGTACTGGCCCCCTCCATGCTCAAAATGCGCGACCTGGATGATTACGAAGAGGCCGAGCTGGTGCGCAAGGGTATCGAGGCATGTTTCGCGGCCTTTGTCAGCACCGATAACGACAACCTGACGATGGGCGATGCCAGCACTGAAACGGGCTCACCCTCACGCCGCCTGGAAAACCTTTCTGCCGGCATGATCCAATACCTCAAGCCCGGCGAGACCGTCCAGTTTGGCGCACCCACCGGCGTGCAGGGTTACAACGAATATATCCGCACCCAGCTGCATGCCATCGCTGCCGGTTGCGGCATCACTTACGAACAGCTTACCGGCGATCTCTCCCAGGTCAACTACAGCTCCATCCGTGCCGGCACCCTTGAGTTTCGCCGCATGGTAGAACAATGGCAATGGCTCACCTTCATCCCCATGTTCTGCCAACCCATCATGAAGGCATGGCTTGATTCTGCCGTGCTGGCAGGCAAGCTCAAAAAAGCCGATGTAGAAATTAACTGGACTACCACACGCTTCGACTGGGTAGACCCCGTGCGCGATGTTACCGGCGAGCTGATGGAAATCGCCGCCGGACTCAAGCCCTGGAGCGAAGCCGTGCGCGGACGCGGTTACGATCCAAAATCAAACATCGCAGAGATTGCCGCCGATCAGGAAGCTTTCGCCAAGGCTGGCATCAAGATACAGCTCGACACCCTGCTGGCGCTCGGACTGGGGGCTGACAAAGCCACCCAACCAGACCAAACGGGCAACGCAGCACAAAATACCCAGCAGGCCAAAAAATCCGAGGATGAAGAATATGAGCACCGCTCAATCAAAACCCTGACCGATGCAATCTCGGCCATGTCCATGCGCCAGACCAACATCACCATCAAGCCGCCCAATATCGACATCCGGCAGGGCGACACCCACGTCAACCTGCCCGAAAGCAGCATCAAAGTTGAAAACACCATCCAGCCTGCCGAAGTGAGGGCAGGGGATGTGCACGTCACCAGCGCCCCCGCTCAAATCGTCATGACCCATCCGACCCGTGCCGTGCAGAAAGTCGAGCGCGACGAAAATCAGGAAATATTGCAGACAGTGCTGGAGTACGAATTCCCAGATAAGGAATAATTTTTAAGGAGAAATAACATGACAGCAGGCGCTTTTGTATTTTCACAAAAAACAAAACTGAATATGTTCGAGGGTGCTACTGCACTTTTAAAAACAGGCTCGGCAAACTATCGCCTTGCACTGGTAAAAAGCACATGGACACCGGCGCCCACTACTGATGAAGTTTGGGCAGATATGTCCGCAAATGAAATCGCAACTGCCGGACAAACTGCTTACGCGGCAGGCGGAGCTGCGCTTGCCTCTGTAGTGTTGAACCAGACAGGCGGCGTGGTGAAATTTACCGCAGCCGCACAGGTATGGACTGCCGATGGTACAGGCATCCCGGCATGGCGTTACGGTGTTATTTACTACCTCGGCACGCTTAATTCCAAGGTAAATCCGATTGTCGGGTACTTCTTGGGTGACTCGACCCCGGCAGACGTGCCGCTCACCACATCTGGCAATACCTTGACCATTACACCGAATGCCTCTGGCATCTTGAGCGCGACATAATGGCAATCACTACTCTCGACGGCATCATCGCTGCCGCAAAACAGCGAGTATTGATAAATAGATCAGCCTCACGCACCGCAGTTGCAGCTGCACCCTTCAGTGTATTTGATCTGGCAGGTGTTCCTGGCGGCGGTGTGCTTGCTGGTACGAGTACAACTACGGGTGTAGTTCCTATCGATGCAACAGCCGGATGCCCAGTGATCAATGCTTTTGGTGGCAGCAATACTGGCTACATCTCGCGCATAGAAGGAAACAGCCAAGTATCCTGCCGCATTCAGCTCTACGATATGCTTTGGAAAGCTGGCGCTTATGCATACAACGTAACCACGTCCGGTAATAGTCCGACCAGTTATTCTAGCCGCGTGCCGGGTGGCACGGACTATACCGGGCTTGAGTTATGGCTTGAACAAGTCACAGCGGGTACGTTGGTGCAGAACGTCAACGTAAACTACAACAACGAATCAGGTACGGCTCACAGTACAGGTGTAATTGCCTGCCCTGCCGCCATGATCTTAGGCCGCATGTTTCAAATTCCTTTATTGGCTGGCGACAAGGGCATACAGGGCGTTACTGGTGTGGCGGGTTCGGTAGCTTCTGCTGGTACATTTAACTTGCTGGTGATGCGGCCATTGGGAGAAGTTCGCATCCGTGTTGCCAACGACGGAGTTGTCCAGGATGCGCTATCGACCGGCCTGCCGATTGTGTTCACGGATAGTGCGCTGGTGATGATTGTGAGTGCTGATAGCACGGCAACCAGTGTGCCTGAATTGGTTATAGATGTAATCAACGGCTAAGATGAGCAACAGCCTTTTACTGGGCGCAGGAGGTAATAACAACATACTCCAGCTATCCGCCGCTGTACCGGACATCACTGCTGGCGTGCTGCTGACGTGCTGGACAAAAAATCCTGTTCATACTGCCTATCCCTACTCGGAGCCTAATAAGTACCCATTCACCGTAAAAGGAACTAACTGGGGCATCTGGTGCGTGACGGGGAATATGTTTGCGACGAACTCGCCGACAGATTCCTATTTCAACCAGAACGTAACTGTGCTCGGCATAGGGGACTACATGGGTTACATCACCCAAGTGGCTGCCGAAGATCAGTATATAGGATGGGTGTTCAGTGCTTGGCAATTTATTGTCGACGGTACGAATGGCATTGTCATGCGCCAGTGGGTCAAGTTTGGCGTTGGCTCA